TTTACTGCTGCAGAGTTACTAGCGTTCTTGTTTAATGTAATCCATACATCAATTCCGTACATTTCTCTAGTTCCTTGACCTGGAGTGGTGTTAGCACCGTCAGAGAAAGAACCATTGAATGCAAACCACTCAACTTCTCTTGCTACTTTTTCCATTGCTTTTTCAAGCTGTAATGCAAATTCATCTGTTACTGGATTTCCACCAAATAATCCTAATTCATTTGCTCCTGTTGTAGTTCCATCACCATCAGATTGTTCGGCAATGTTAGCTGACAACGCAAAAGGATTTTGGTTACCTGTGGATGCTAAAGCTGTGTAGGTCATTTGTACACCTTTATGGAAGATTTGAGTTACATGTGTGTATGCACTTCTTTTTCTTCCTAAGTATTCTGTAGGTGCGTCACCTTCTTTTCCTTTGTCAGGTTCTGAAGAGATGATTGCATTATCTTCTACTTGGACTTGCCAAAATGTAGAATTTAATACTTTACCACCGTTCAAACCACCAACTGAGGAAAGTAAAGGTGTTCTTTGACCACCAACTTTAAACAATTCACCAGTAAAGTTATTGATATTTTGTGCATAAATCGTATTATTTGTTAACGATATATCTGCCATATTTATCTTCTCCTAATTAAATTGTTTACTATTACTTTTTTGAAGAAGACTGAAAAGCTACTATTTGTCGTTCTTTTTAGCTTCTTCTATCGCAAATAACTTAGCAGCTATCGATTGTTTGGTTGTACCTTTAGCTTCAACTTCTTTAATTTGTGAGACTATATCATCTCCAAAAACATCTACTACTGAATCTTTTTGGATGTTGTCTAGTTTGGCCTGACTTTCTTCAACCTGTTTTACTTCTGATTGTATTCCGTCTTGTTGCCCGAACTCTACTCCAAATTCTTCTGTAGCAAATTGTTGAATGCTATCTACATCCATCTCTCCCGAGTACAATTTCTCTACTGCTTTGCCTATACCTTTCTCTGTATCAAGACCTGCTTTCTGAAAAACTTCCGTTCTTTCTTTGGCTTCGTACATTGCAACTTTTTCTTCTAGTGCCTCATTCTTTTTTCGAATTTCAGCCCAGTTCTTGTCGCTGGTATTTGCTTCTTCTGAGTTTTTAGGCTCTTCTGTCATTATTCACTTGTCCTTACTTCACACGATATTTTTACAAGAGGTGTATGAGTTACCTCTGCCTATTATTCTCTACTTTTTTTATTTGACAGGTCTTGTAGTAGGCATCAAGACCGAATACAATCTAGGTCTAGTTTTAATTTCGGACCTAAGTACAAAATAGCTAATTCTAGTATATCATATTAATTTAGAATGCAAGTTGTTTAAACAGGGTGTTATCCCTCAATTAAACCGGTAACTTCTCCTGCTTGTGTTCGTTTAGCCCCTAGTTCTGCAGATGACGCAGATTCAGCTCTTGTAGCAATTCCTCTAATATTCTGAAGTTCTTCAGGACTTAATCCTGCTAATCCTCTTGCTATTTGTTCTTGAGAAAGTTGTGTTCCTTGTGCTGCAGCAGAGAATTGTAATCCAGGAGAAACTTCTGCCACTTGACCAAATAGTTGTCTTGATTCTTCTTGATTAATACCTGCTTGTATAAACTGTTGTACTGCTGATTTTCCAATATTTACTCCAGCAACTTCAGCTTCTGCTGATATAGAAGAAACTAATACTCTGTTTTCCAATACTGATTCTGCAACTGAAGGAGATAAGAACATTGCTATTATTGCTTCATCAGTTAAATCCATACCAAATTCACCTTTATATATTTCTTTAACTTGAGGAATATTATTTATAATTTGCGTATATCCCAAGTTAACTCTTTCATCAAATTCTTTTGCACTAACATCTCCTGATATTGCATTAATAATATCTTCATTAAATACTTCGGGATTTAAATTATATCTTCTTAAAGAATCTTGCATGTAATCTTTTGTTTCAAGATACTCTATTTCTGTCATTCTTAAAGAGCCATCAGGTCTTTTAATTCCAGGGAATTGTTTATCAAATTCATCAGAAGCTCTTGTTTCAGATATAGCTATACTTATTTCCCCGGTGTCTGTCCATACATCTAATATCATTTGTACTAACTTTTCAGGATAATAAGGATATAAATTTTTAGCTTCATCTATCGTAGGAATGTATTCTTCATCATCTTGTTGAAAAACAAACTGGTCTGCTGTAGGAGGATTATATAAATTATTATTATTTTGGTTTTGTAACCAAGCATCTATTAAATCTTGTAGTCTATTTTCTGTTTCTGAGATAAGGTTTTCAGAACCTCCAGTAACAACTTCCTCTTCTCCACCATCATCTTCCTCTCCATCATCATCTGCTTGACCTGTAGTTTCACTAACAGGAATTGATGCATCTTCACCTCTAACAAGTCCTGTAGTATTGGCTATATCACCAAACTTTTCAGATTGTGCTGCTGCTTCATCAATAGACCTAGAACTTTCTATCTTTTCTTTTGCTGCTGCTCTAGTTATAGGTCCAATAATTCCATCAGGTGTAACACCTAATTCTCTTTGTAACTCTTTTATCTCTTCTGTTGTCATTAAAACACTCCTGAAAAACTTTGAGGAATAGCCCTAGATAAATCATTTAAGAAAGCATTCTTAATGCCCGGTGCATCTTGAAAATTTTTCCTAACTAATCCATCAAATTTATTATAATCTCCACCTGATTCAATAATTAAATCATCTATTTTAGCTTGGTCTTTGGTTGTTAACCCAACGACTTGAGAACCTGTTGTTCCATAAAGTAATTTTGCAGCTCTGTTAGTAAAGTATGGATTCCATACAGCAAACGAAGAACCTGCAAATGCCGGGTACAAAGTGTCATGAACTTTTTGTAAATCTTCTAATACTACATCTCCTTGTCCATTTCTAACCATTCCAGCCATTTGTAAATATTGTCCAGTATTCTTATAACCTTCTATAGCACCTTTTCCTAATACTTTTGTTATATAACTATCTACAGTTGCGTGACCGTTTCTATTATTAAATTGTCCTATAAAGGGTCTTAGTTCTTCAGGCAACATTTGTTCGCCACCTTGTAAATCTAAATACCATGTATCACTTAAATAATTCATATATAAATCTACTTCTTCCCAGTTCTCATATTTTCCTGTTGTTAAACCGGTAGCTAATGTTCTTGCTAATGCTGATGTATCACCAGTAAATTTAGCGTCAAATAATGCTGTAGAAATACCGGCAAGGTTATTGTTTAATTTTTCTTTTACTCCTTGTTCATCTGCATAAAACTCAGCAATAAAATCTCTTTGAGCCGGAGTAGAATTTAGGTACCATTGTGTATCAGCTAAGTCATCTTGTGTTAAAGGTTTTCCTGTAAGAACAGCACCTAAGAATTTAGCTTGTACATCTGAATCTAATAACCATCCCATACCTTTTTCTTCAGCTCTTTTCTCTAACTGTGCTTCAGCAACATCCATTATTCCTCTGTAATCTTCAGCTTCTCCTTCTGTTATTATGTCAGAAACAAGTAGGTCTGCATGTCCTCTATAAACATATCCATATCTATCAGCGAATGCTTGTAATCCTTCTTCTCCAACACCTAATTCTATAACATTGCCCAATGCACCTTCTTTTAAGAAAGTCTCTGAGTCTACTTCTGCTAGTATTGGAAAATCTCCAAGTGCTTCATCTGTATCAAAAAATACAGCATACAATATTCCATCAATTCTTATAAACTCTTTAGGTTGAAAATTAAAATTATCTGTAAGCATTACTTTTTATTATCTCCTTTATCTGCATATTCCTTTTCAGGTCCTATTTTTGTTAACTCTTTAAGATGAGAATAGAAATTTTTAGCAGCACCATGTACAGTTTTTGTTAACTTATCATCAAATTCAGAAATTTTTCTGTTTGTATCAGGAAACTTATTTATTAAAGCTCCTCCTTTAAAAGGGTTTGTTTCTTTAGGTTCGTATGTCCAATCAGTATTGTTTACAATATCCTCAGCAATACTAGCCGCTACTGATTCCGGCTGATTGTACTCATTGTATAAAGTTACTGTTTTAGATTCTGTTTGAGGACTTGGAGCTTTTACCTCAGGTTTTGGAATAACAAGCTCTTCTTCTTGAGAGTCAAGACCTGCTCCATAAAAAGCCTTTACATAAGAATTAATACCACCAATCATATCTTCTTGTTTTTCTGATTCGTTCTTTCCTCTACCTTTTGGTAATTCACCATCTTCTAGGTATGGTTTAACATAAAGTAAGTAACCTTCCCATTGTGCAAATGGGTCGTTCCCATTAGCTGCAACATCAGGGAATTGGCTTGTTCCATCTTCTAAATCTTTTTTAATAACATTGTAATAATGTATAGCAAAACTTGTATTGTATTGTGGGTCTTCTAATTCTGTTTCAAATTCTTTCAGAGTTAATTCATTACCACCAAACCAACTCTTAAGAGTAGGGTCAGGTTCATCACCGTCATAAAATCTATCTGCATTTATTTGAAATATTCCTAATGCATCAGTATCTTCGTTTTGTGCTACTGAGTCAAAGTTTGATTCGTAATAAGCAGTCATTACCCATGTCGGAATATCTTTTTCTTCAGCTCCTGCAACTCTTAAATATTCTATAAGCTGTTCAATACTAACTTTTGCCATTATGCACTCTCACTTCCGAATCCTATACTTTGCATAGATTGTTCAAATAAATTTGTTACATTTTGAATATCTTTTAATGTTTTATTACCAGCTATTTGATTAGCTTTTAATTTTCCTATTTCTTCGTTAACTATATCTTGAGCAGAAACAACTGTAGGTGCTGGACCTCCTTTAGATTGTGTAAGAAATTCCATAGAAGGTAAGACTAAAGGCATATTGTTTCCTGAAAAGAATCTATAATTGTCTCCTTCTTGGATTCCTCTAACATCCATAAACTTTGCACCCAAAATAATATCTCTATCAGTTGGTAAAGAATCCTCGAATGCATCTTCTAACTCTCCTTGTTTACCTAATGCATCAATTACGACATAAGCATAATTTACATAATCTCTAGCACTTAACTCCACACCGTTCGTAGCTGCTCCAATATCTAACATTGCTTGAATAGTTGAAGGAGCTACATTTTGAGTACTCTGTTTTCCATAACCAGTTTTATTTAATAAATTAATAAATGCTTCAGTAGCAGAATATTCTTCTGCCATATTTGTTAAAGTTGATTCCCATCCTTGTAAATCATTCTTAATATCTTTTTCTGCTTGACCACTATCTGTAGCTTTTGTAAATACAGCAGCCATAAAGTTTGCTTCTCTTTTACTCCATATTCCATATTCATCAACCGTAGGAGCAGTCATACCTGCTCTAACCATTTGTTGTTGTAATCTAAATATTTCAGATGGTCCTATATCTGTAAATAAATAATATTCAGAGCCTTTAAAAAACGGTGCAGCTTTTTTTGAACTCTCTCCATCAGTAACAACTGTATATCTTCCGTCCTTATCTGTTGTATAACCCCAAGCAGGAGAAGTTGTTCTTACAATACCTTCAGCATCAACATAAGTTTCTGTAGATTCGGTTTCTTTCTGTCCAGCTTCTTCTAGGCTTGATTGTTCTTCGTCAAGTTTTGCTTCTTCTTCCCAATTTCTGTTAGCAACACTTTCAGAAACCATGTCATAAGGAACTGGAGTTCCTTCTGCACTAAAATTAGTATTACCTTTTCGTGTTTTCTTTTTATTAAAGTTTATTTGAATAGCATGTGGTTGGCCTATAGCTCCACCTGTTTCTCGGTCTTTTATTTTTGTTTCATTACCTTTAACTAAATAATCACCTACATCTTCTATAAATTCTGCTAATTCTTGTTGAGCATTTTCTGTAGGATTAGTTATTAAATTGTTGTATCTAGTTACAAGGTCTTCAGATAGAAATCCTGAAAACAGTTCATTATTAACTATATCTTGAATAGAATAGTAATCTTCACTAGATGCTACATAAGTATCATAAGGACTTCCTGATTTATCCTTACTTAAAAATCCAACTTCAAAGAAAAACATAGGTGCAATCATCCAAGTCTGTATTTCTTCTAATATAAAAGCAGAATCAACAACAGCAGTACGAGGATTTATTGTATTAACAGAAGGAACTTCTTCCACTACATCTTCTGAATCTCCTGTTAGTAAATCTTCTAACAGTACTTCTTCTTCGTTTGTTTCTTCACCGTTGGACATATCTTAATCTTTCCTGTTTTGACCATTATTAGGGCTTAACTCATAGAATAGCACCTCATTTGCTAGTTGTTGAAAGTTTGTACCCTTAGATTCATTGATAATATCGTTCCATATTTTAGTCATAATTATTCTTGCTAGTATTTTATACTCTCCAGTACCAGTCAAAACTCTTGATTTGTATTTTCCTTCAGGAACATAGAGTTCTGTATATGTATTTCCTTCATATTCAAACTCAAAATCACCGTAAGAAAAGGTACCTCCATTTGTAAGAACATCTAATAAAGCATCTCTCCAATCTAAATACTTTTCTACATATTCCCATTCAGGACTATTTTTCATTTGAGGATAAAGTTCCCATTGTCTTAACTCATTCATAGTTGTTTTAATACTTACACTTTGAGGTTTTCCTTGGAAGTTAAATAAATCTATACCACCATACTCGTCTTCAACTTCTGCTTTTAAACCATCCAATAATTCTTGTTTTCTTTCATCAGTTAATGCTTCATCGTTTCTTATGTCTTCTTTTCCTTTTTCATATTCAAAAATAGCTTGACTATGTCTCATAAATTCTGCTTCTTGTTCCTGAGTTAAATCAACTGTATTCATCTCATAATAAGCTGGATAATATAACTCATCTTCTAATCTGTCAGGGAAGATGTAATAAGCTGTATTAGGTAACGCATCTAATAATTTTTTATTTTCAGGTTGGTACCAAAAGAAATAAGAAGTTTCTTTTATTGGTTTTTTCCCTATCTTGTATGAACCAGTTTGCTTAAGAGGCATTGGATTTATCCCAAATTTTTCAATAAAATCTTTTTGTGTTTGAAAGTGGTCATATCCATTTTTAATTAGCATTTCTCCATATTTAGCAACTAAAGTTTGAGTTGCCCACCAAGTTCCATTTTTATCTTCAACTTCTATTCTTGGTTGAACAGCAGTTGGTAAATTAAATTGGGCCATTGCTCTAAATGCATAAACAAACTTTGCTTGTTTTTCTGCTTCTGCTAAATACTTTTCTACTGACAAAGGGTCGTTTTGGTCAACTAATCCTGAAAGTACATAAGCTGTATATATATCCATCATTGTATTACCAAACATTGTTTGGACTGCTTCATTTGAAGAACCTTCTCCACCAATAGCTAAAACTTTTTTAGCATAAGCAGGTAACTGGTCAAATAAAGTACCTGAGTTTTCAAAATCTCCTAACACAAATTTTCTTAACCATTTAGGAGAACCTAAAGCATTAAGTATTCTTCTCATAGGAATTGTTACGACTGGTCCAAATCCTGGAGCAAAACCATTCTGTGCTACCAAGTTAAGTCCAGCAGCATAAGCAGGTGCTGTAACTCTTACATTTGCTGCTTCAAAATCGCCAGGAACTCCTTCATCTCTTAAATCTTGTCCTAACATTATAGTTTGATAAGGCGCTCTAATAATATCAGGAAGATTATCCATAACACCTGTGTCGTTCACTAACTTATGAATTAATGGAAAAGTTCCTAAACTTAATACATTAAACACATCAACATAGTTAAACATTAGTTTTCCTGTCTTAGGGTCTGTAGATAAAAATCCATTTTCATCATCCCAAGGTTTAGCTTCTCTACCATTGTCTATAGCAATTCTTGCTCTATTAAATTTCTGTGGATTATCAACTAGCAGTTTACCCCAAGTAGTAGCTACCTCTGCCCATATCTCAGGGAATGGAATGTATTTAGAAAACAAATCTGAAGCAACATGTCTTCTTGATGTTGAATAAAACATAGACAATACTTCATTCATAGCTGCAGATTTAAGTAATTTATTTGCTTGTTCTAAACTTGTAACAGTATTTTCTACAGATGGCTCTTTAGCAACTTTTAATAAATCATCCCACAATGGATTACCATCCATCCATACTTCTGCACCTTTAATAAATTCTTTTTTTGTTGGTTCGTCCATAAATTTAATGACATCCAATGCATTTTCATAAAATGCGTATCTAAACAATGGGTCTCTGTTTAACCAGTTAGAAGGTTTTGATATTAATAAACCATATCCTTTTTCTAAAAGATTATTACTAATTCCTAAAAATCCATCACTATCAGCAACTTCTAAAGCTCCAGCAGCTTTAATCTCTTTTCCAGTTATCATAGTTCCAGCTTCGGATACTCTATTTTTAAGGTCAAATCTTCTCGGTATTCTCATAGCACCGATGCCTTGTTCACCAATTTCTTTACTAAATACTTTTATAAACTCTTTAAAAAATACTTCATTTGCTATTCCTTTATCTTTTAAAGACTTTATTGCATGAATATGTCCTTGGTACCTAACCCAATCTCTACCTTCTATGACACCACCGCTTTTAATAAACTGAAATACTTTAGTATCTTTTCCTATGTTCATGTCTGCTACAAATTTTGGATAAAGTTTTTTACCGTCTCTATAAATAACTCGACCTGCCATTTCAGCAGATAGCTCTCTACCTGTAATAGGGTCTAGTATCTTTGCTGAAGGGTTTCCTATAAGTTTTGCAACTCTGTAATTATAAGATTCCAATAATTCTCTTAATGCTGTATCATCAGTTAAATATATTTTATCTTCAGGATGGAAACTTCTTTCTACCAATTCTCGTAAATTTCTTTTACCAATGTCATTAGTTCTTAAATAAACCATCATTTCATCAATACCAACATTCATTAACTTTATAACATTAGGGTCAGAAGCTAACAAGCTCATTTCTTCCCATAATCCTTCCCAGTATCTAGGATTAACAGAACCATCAGGAAGAAATTTGTCAACCATAATCCATGAGTTTTCAGCTACATCTTTCTTTTGACTTAAGAAACCACCAACAACAGCTTGTTCACCCATAGCTGCTTGATAAGATTCATCTGCAGTAAACAATCCTCCTCCGGGCATTCCTTTAGCAGCACCTTCTACTTCATCAACAGAGAGCCTTAAAGCATCAAAATTAGATTTAAACATTGCTTCCATAGGACCTTGTTCAATAACAGAATCAATATTTATATCTGCTGCACCTTTCCCTTTTTGAGGTTTGTAAAGATATAAAGAACCACTTTCTTGAACTAAGTGTCCAAATCCACTTGCTTCTGCTACTGCTCTATTAGCAACATATATGGATTCTTGAAAAGCATTCATCCCCATGTGTACTGCATTAACAACTGCATTATCTCCTTTTAATCCTACAGAAACATCTATGAGTAAATTACCTTCATCATCAAAGTAAGTTCCTAATACATGCTTATCTTGTTTTAAAAGTTTTATAGTGTCATCATCCATAAAAATATTATCTATTTGTGAATCTATATAAGCTGCAGGAGTAACCCCAAGCTCAGCAGCTTTCACTTCAATGTCTTCTATTCTTCCAAAAGAAAATTCTTTTTCTTTATAAGGTGAAACGAAAGCATCTGCGTCTGAAAGTTTTCTAGTTTTTAAATCTACATATCTAGCAGAAGTTAACTCTGTTGAAAACCCTCCACCTTTAACAATGGCTTCTCCCATAGAATCATAAATTTTTTTGTCATAACCTTGGATACTTCCTTTTGCTTTATGATTAATTTGTTTAGCACCTATTTTGAATGATTGTTCAGTAAGGTCCATAAACCTCATATCTCTTAAATCAATATCTTTAACAGCAGCATTAATAACATTGTCAGAAACAACACCTACAGCATTGGTTTCAAGTAAATGATGTTTTAATATTCTTTGTGCTTTTTCATAATTAACTGCTTGAAAATCTTTTAAGTCATCAGCCTCTATCATATTTTTTAGGAATGTAACATCATCAGGAGACATCCTTGTTGAAAAAACTATTTCACCTAAATTATTGTAAGCCTGAAATACTTCTTTATCTCTAACTTCAGGACCAAGAAAACCAAGTTGTTTGTTTGAGTTTAAAGCTGCTCTTCTAAATGGTGTAGTTATAAAATTAGTTTTACCACCAAACAATGCTCTAACTGCTTCTTCAGGTGCGATTCTTAATGCTAAAGCAGTTCTTAACATCCAAGCAGGTTTTAATACATTGTTCTGAAATTCATCAAGAAAATTGTCAATAGGTCCTTTTGGTTTTAATTGGACTCTATTATTTTTAGCACTTTGTTTTAATGCTTTTCTTGGTATTGCAAATGCCTCTGACCATTGTCCTGTTAAAAATTCTTTTGGTTTCATTACCCATTCTCTTAAAAGAGAGTCTTCAGGTCCTACTAAACTTTGATGTGCTTTAGTAGCTCTAACAACATCTTGAGGGTCTATTAGTTGTGCAGCAAAATTATCTGCAGATTGAGATAATAAATGCATTGAAGGTACAGCTTCTAAAACTGTTCTTTTAAGATTTTCTTCAGTAACTTCTATTCCTAATTTTTTCATATAACCTTCTAAATCTTTAATTAATCTTGTATAACGAATTTGTGTTTTAACACCGTTAAAAGCTATTGAACCTCCTGCAGAAGTTGAAAAAAATTGTCTTAATTCTTCCATTTGTGCGTTATAGGCATCTTGTTGGTCCATTAAAGAATCAACATCAAATGTAAGTTTTGGATTTTGTTTACCTACATTTTTAGCAACTACTTGATTTATTCTGTTTGTAATTTCATTTAAATCTTTTTGTGTTGTTGCTTCTAATATTTCTCTTTGATAAGCTCCTCTAACTTTTGGACTTGCAAAAGATAGCTTCAATATATCATCAGCATTTCTTGCTGCTGCATCAAGATTACTTATAACCATTAATGTTTCAGGCCTAAGACTCATTGCTCTACCAACATGTTTAGGTAAAGAATGTTTTAATTGTGAACCTACACCTAATAATCTTTTAACAGGCCTACCTTCAACTGCAAACATTCCAATAAATTTTCTTAATGGTGCAACATCTGCAGGTCCTGCTCCTAATGGTTTTCCTATTAGGTTTGCAACAAAATTAAAAAACTCACCTGTTACTGTTGGTTTTGCAGGAATAGCTCCTAAACCAAAATTTAAGTTACTTGCACTTAATTCTCTAATTCTATCTATATCTCTTATAGCCTCTTCAACATAAGATGTTTGACCTTTTAGATTGTTTTTTATTACTGTGAACATATTGTCAAATTGATTCATTGTTAAGTTTCCACCTTTAGCAACAACATCTAACACATTCCATACATCTTGAGGGTCATCTACCATTATTAATATTCTTTTAACAGCAGCAGGTACATTTTTAAATTCAGGTATATCGTTTAAAAAAGCTAAACCTTCATCACCTTTTAATTCTGCTATAGCTTTGCCAAATTTTTGACCCCATCCTGTTGCTCTTACATCATCAACAGTTCTTCCATAAAATAAAGCACGATTATATTTTCCAGTTTTTCCAGGCATAAAACCTTTTAATAAAGCAGTCATTTTATCTCCTGCTTTTAATGCACTTCTATTAGATTGAACTAATGTTCTCATTGCAGTTTTTACACCAGCTCCATACATTAATCCTAAGTTCATAGGGTCTGCAGCTAATCTAAAAACTCCATCAATAATTCCTGAGACAACACTATATCCTGCTGTTCCAGGTTCTAACATTTGAGCAGCAACAATTCTTCCCGGGGAAACATCTATTTGTTCTCCTCTTTTAGTTGTGTACTTAAATTGATTTTCTCTTAACTCATATTGTTTAGTAATAGGTATTCCATAAGTATCTGCTGCTCTTCTATAAGCTGTTCTTGGGTCCTTGCCTTGACGAATTTCATCAACATAAGTTTGTGTTTCAGTTAAATTAATTGAACGAGGTAACCATCCTGCACCTAAGTTAAGAGGTTTTCCTTTTCTTGATTCTTCTAAAGCTAACTTCCATTCTGTATCTCCATAAGCAGCTCTTTTTTCTTCAAAGGCTCTTCCTGTTTTTCTACCTACCATTGAATCAATAAAATTTTGTGTAGAACGACCTTTTTGAAATATACTAGCTAAACCTCCTAAAGTAGCAGCACCAACTGTTCCAGGAACTGATGCACCTGTTTCTTGTGCTGCAACAACTGCAGATTTAAAACCTCTTGATACTGGTTGGAACATAGAGTCTAGCCATAACATACCTTGTTGAAATTGTCTTTTTCCCCAAGAAACATCTGTTACTAAATTTTGTGTATTTTTTTTAACTGCTAAATCATGCATAGCATTAGCCATATCCAAAGCTAATTCATCTTCAGGATTTAAACCTTCTAATGCTCCAATAGCTGCTACTTCAGTAGGTAAATTTGGATATGCATTCATTAATCCTTCAAACCTGTCTACAAATTCAGGTGTAGATTGATTAAATCCTTTATTAAAACTATCTACTCTATTAAGTGTTTCCTGTGCATACGCTGCACTTAACTCTGTAGCAGAGAACCTAATTCCATAATTACGCATCGTATGTCGGATACCTCTTGTCGTTTACTATGTCAATTTGATTTTTATTATTTTCAACAACAGGTTCCTGTCCTCTTAAATTTTCTGCTAATTCAGCAAGTAATAATGAATCGTATTTTCCTAATGCTCCTGTTACCCAATCTAATAATGAAACATTATTAGCTGATAAGTCACGAGCTGGTCCTGCTCCGGCACCTAAAGTAATTCCTGTAGTATTAGCTTCATTTGCAAACCTAGTTGGTTCTCCTAAAGCTAAAGGCCTACTACCTGTCATGTTTACTTCTTCATTAACAGCAGCCATTTCACTACCAGGAGCAGATAAATCTTGAGCTAAATCATTAACTACTTGTGATTGTCCTGTTGAGTCTCCTTCTTTTCTAGGAATATATAAATCTTGATAAGCTGGGTCTCTACCATCTGTAGGGTCTCCTCCAGCACCAACAATGTTTTTAATATTTCCAGCAGATTTTCTAACCATAATGTTCTCCTAACTCATCATCTAAAAATTGGCTTAGATTATTTAAAAAATCCATCAACTCTCTTTTTGAAGTGTTTTGTTCCATTGTAAAATCTACACGAAGAAAAACGCCAGGCATTGGAGAAGGAATCCAATACTGCATTACTGGTTGGCTTATATTAACATCTATATCTTCAACATCATCAAATTCAGAAAAATCAAAATCCCAATCTTCATTGTTAATGAGGTTGTAGAAATCTACATTTGTTTGTTTCATCGGGTCGTCAGCCATTATTGTCCTCCTTGTTGTGCTTGAGCTAACACCTGTGCTAAACCAGGTGGTGGTCCTTGAGGCATTGCTTGTTGTGGTTCTGCTAATAAAGCCTCTTCCTCTTCCGTTGGTTCTTCTCCTTCCGCAGTATAAAACTTGTCTAATATTTCAGACATGTTTTGTGGATTCTTTCTTATCTCTATTGCAGCTATTGTTGCTTTAGGATTACCTTGGGCAGCTTGTGCCATAAGAGATTCAAATAAAACATTTTCTGCTTTTTCTTTGTTTACTCTTTGTTGAATCTTTGTTATATCTTCAAGACCATCCATATTTTCTTGTAATGTCTGAGTATCGATAATACCTTGTTGTCTTAATTGCAACCCTGTTATTATTTTTTGTGGTTCATCAAAACCAGCCATTACACCGTAAACTCTTCTTGTTGAATACATTTCAGAAATATCTGAAGATGGATTATAAGTTTCTTTATAGGCAGTTCCTTTATGCATTCCTGCTATAGGTTTTCTTTCGCCTGAAAACATTGCCTCATCATACTCTAGTCTTTTAGCATCTAATTCCTGTAATGCTTCTCCTACAACAGCTTGATATTCTCTTACATGAAGAGATGCAGATTGACCTAGTTCTTCTAATCCTCTACCTGTAACAAAAGAGTTTGGAGATTGTCCATCATCAGAAACAGGATAAGCTGCACCAAGTCTCAAGTGTCTTTCGAGTCTATCTACTTGTTGAAAAAGTTGGTATGGTAGATTATTAACCGGCTTAGATACTTGAGAACCAGGAGCTAAATAGTTTACAGCAAATCTTCCTTTTCTATATTTACCTGATTCTATTTCTCCAACAATGTTTGTTTCAGTAAATACAGCATCTTCCATAGCAATAGTTCCAAGAATATTAATCTTTGCCATGTTTGCCATAAGGCCTGTAATGTGTTGAAACTGACTTTGTAATTGGTCAAAAGCATATCTTTTAGCTACAACAAAACAAGGGCCTGACCTAATTGGATTAGGTATAAAATCTATAATTTTTTTATTTTCAGGAAGATATACATAAGTACCGTCTTCATTTAAGTATTCGACAACTACTTTTCCTTTACCTGAAGAGTTGGCCCATCCTTTATCTCTATCATTAAAAGTAAGATTTAATAATGCACTTTCATCATCTTCAGAACTTAAAATATATTTTTTTGCATTTGGATATTGTTTAGCAAGAGAATCATGTGGAACTCTGCTTATTATTGCTAACTCTGAAGGTTGTTGGTCATTACCAAAAGTTCCAGGGAAACATTCAAATGGGTCTCGTAGTTTTGCATAAGGATAAGCATTTCCTTCTTTATCTCTTCTATGTCCTACGGTCCATGCTACAAATCCATAACCAGGTAGCCATCTACCAACTTGTGGTAACTGCATGTGTAATTTTTGAAATCCATCATAAGCAGTAACAATTCTTTCTAGCTTTTCTGATTTTTTTCTAGCTCTTTCAGAATCCTTTTCATTAAAAATATCAACTTTTAAATCAGGACTTCTTCCTAGTTTTTGTGCAAATCTTTCTAGTGCAGTTAAAAATAAGTTAGGTGCAGGAAGCTCGTGGTATTCAACATTAATTGCTTTACCTAATAAAGCAGTAACTGCTGCCTGTCCACCATTCATAATATCTCTAATTCTTGCTCTATCTACAAGCTGTTCATTATTTATACTTCTGAGGTAATCAACTCTCTTACTAAGTTCTTCGCTATTTAAAGGCATCTATCTCCAATTATCTATATCTACATCACTAGGATTATACCCCATAAAACTAGGGTTATAATCATGACCTACCTCTGCAAATCTTTCTTTCTGCATACGCCTAATTGCCCTCATAGGAAACCAACTAGCCATAACAATATCCGTCTTAGTTCCTACAGTCTTGCTTTTTGTTCTAGCAGAACTGAAATAAACTAACTGACTTGTATATAAGTTTACCTTTTCTTGGGCTTCATAGCTAAGATATGGCAAATTTATTTTCTTTTCTTGAAATAATGGTCTCATAGCAGTCACACCAAAAATAGGGTCAAACTTTTGATTCCTAGTTTCATGTCCTTCTAAGAAAACACCATGTTCGGCTGCAAACTTTCTTATTGATTCATCTTGTCTTATTGCTTTTTGAAATCCGTTTTCTTCTATAACCCAATGGCTACAATTATATTTCATCCACCAGTCTTTGATAACATCCAATGCTTGAGGTATTCCTCCTCCTAAGTTGTTATGTAAGTCAATAAGATATAAAACTCCTGTATCAACATTGTATCCCCAAAGAACAGCAGCTTGATAGCCAGTTGATGCCGGGTCTAATCCTGCAATAAGTCTTACTCCTTGTGGTAGGTTTCCAATATCTCTTTTTTGGTCTCTGCATTGTTCAATTTCTTCTCTTTCAAATAAGGCAAGTCCATCAGGCATAGCTACATTAAGATAAACCATTTCGTATATTGCTCTACCACCTGTAGTTTCTGCAGCTCTTTTTCTATCCATTAACCATTTGTAAGTTCTTTTTCCGGGCCATAACATACAATCAACATGTTCATCATCTGACCAATCAGGTTTATTACATGAGGTACTGTGTGCTTCTTCTACTAAAGTACTCCAGGACTCGTTATCTAATAAGTGATTATATAAATCGTCATAATGCTGTCTTGAACCTATGACAATCATTGCAGTATGTTCCTCTTTACGACTTGATAATGTAGTGGTCCACCAGTTTCTAGTGTTTTCTCTTGAAGCAGGTTGCATAGTTGAACCGTGGTCTTCAAGGTCGTCTGCAATAATTATGTCGCAGTCTCTTGAAAGTATCTTTCCACCTCTACCAATACCTACCATTGTAGGGCTTTTAATACCAGTAACTGTTCTTGTTCCTACAGTAAATCCACTTTGAGACCAAGCCTTACCTGTTCTTGATGTTGGTTTAAAACTTTTCCCCGGAGGACAAAGGTCTTCATTTAATTTTTCATTATTCTCTAATTGGTCAATAACAGAAGATACTGCATTCTTAGCTATCTCTTCATTACCTCCTACCCATAAGATTCTTATGTTAGGATTTTGAATAATTAACCATACTGCAAAATGAATAAGCAAATCTGTTTTTCCGTGACGAGGAGGTGATAAAATCATTTGCTGATTACCGTGTTCAATAGCATGTAAGATAGATTCAATCCACCTAATGTGAAACTCAGGTGTTTCATATAAATCCCCGGTCTCAGTTTCAAAATACATGTCTCTAAATAATTTAAATTCTCTTAAAGATTTTTCTGCTTTAGCTGGTAAGGTCCAGTTTTCAGCTTTCTCTTTGTTCTCTATATCTTCTAACCAAGCTGCGTATGCATAACTCAAAGCTGCTTTTGTACATCCTAATATTTCTGCAGCATCTTTCTTTTCCATATCACCTTTAAGAATTATTGGGCCTAGTTCTTTTTCTATAAGTTTTTCATATACTTCGCCTCTTCTTTTTTGTACATTTGGTTGTGCTACGGGTTTACCGTCATGTTCTATTTCATATACTGCACCATTCTTTTTTGCATGATATACAGCATTGTGATAATTCTTAGAACATTTTTCTGAACAGAATTTTCTTTTCGGTGGTCTTAGTATGTTGTGACAACCTTTAGCAAAACAAACTTTGGCGGTCATCTCTTTCCACCGTAGTACTCTACGGCATGTCCGTTATCAATCATTAATTGATTTATGTTTTTTCCGTTAATAAAAAATTCACCAAGTATTCTTCCAAACTTACCTTTGCCGTGTGATTGTAATTCGATAGGGTCTACTGCATCATAAAATTCTTTAGATAACCATTCTTTTGCAGCCAACCCTCTTGCTTTCTCTTCTTTATCACGGGTTCGAGACTCAGGAGCGTTGATGCCCATAAGTCGTACACGACATTTATGCCACACATCGAAACCCAAATCAATTCTGACATCTACTGTGTCTCCGTCCACAACTTTGAGTATGTCCACTCCATAATAGAATTTCATTCTACTTCGTTGTTTTTATTCTTTTGCTTGGGTATCTTTTTTTCTTTCCGCTTTTTGTGTACGGCATCGTATCTCCTCAGATGTTTGTTGTAATCTATACACCCTAGATTAACACACTTTTTAAAGGTACGGTAGAACTTAAGGGGTTCCCCACATGAACCACAAAATTCAATTTTCTTGTTCATTTTCTCATCATACTAGATGATTATAAAAAATCTTACTCCGGGGAGCGGCAATCGTTAAGCAGAAAATATGCCCTGACTAAGGTTGTGGCTGGTAGGTCTTATTATTTCTAATAAGTTGAGACTTCCATCTCCAGCCACTTCCTTTTGTCTACGGAGTGCAAGTGCGAAAAAAGTCTAGGACTTGAACCTACTTGCTCACCGTGTCTGTTTTCTTGTATTTCAAAGAAAATGGTGTCAGTTCTTTTGTAGAAGTACTAACACTTCCAATATACATATACTCGGTTTATAAGTAGTGTAAAAAAAATTTTTTTTTGAGGAAAGTTAAAAGCCAGTTTCCTGGCTAATAACTTATAACTGTTAACTATCTCTTAGTTGGTTTGGTAAGTTATCAGTTGCCTGATTACTTACCTCACCAAACGCACAATAGAAAGGGCAATCCATGAGTCTTAACTATGAATAATTAAGGGGTTATGAAAAACCGCATTATTATTATACCTTAAATATTTTATATTAGACTAAAAAAGGGGATTTTTTTTGGTTGGCCTCCTTATCAAAAAACAATTCCCCCCATTTAATTTTTTTTCTGTTATAGTGAAATTACACAAGCATGATAGATTCCCGGCATTAAGAAGAATCTATTAGACAAAACACTAATCAAGTGGACTTGCCGGACCATGGTAACTAGCGTAAAAGGCTATTACTTCATAATATATATACAATAAGTCATAAACAGATTTGTTATCGGTTGGGAGGGATGACACAGGGTTAGAACCACAATACACTTATATCAGTAAGAGACATACCTTGTTTAAACAGAGGTTAAATAACCTAGTTTTAACTACAGTTAACAGCATATTTTAGAGGGATACACATAATATTATATGGTGTGCGCCATTGAACCCCACCCATTGTTTAAAGGCTTTCATAGTACATTTGTTCTAATTGTTTTGGTAAAAACTACCAACATAATGGCCAACAATACTACCAAAATGAACACATATAAAAGAGGAGTATACAAGTAAATTAAACAAGAACCCCCCGAAGTTAAAACGAGTAGAATAAACCAACCATATTCAAATTGAAATCAAGAACGGAAATCAATAAATAGAAAAATAACGCTTGTGAAATAATGCACAAACTAAATCTAAAATGAAAGTTCGAAGCACTTTTAGAGGTGAAAAATGAAAAGTTTTTTTAAGTTTTTTTGAGCTAGTTGAAATAAGCCTATAAACATTAAGGATATTCGGAAAAAAAATATAGGTTTTTTTAAATAAATATTCAATATATGTTGAAAATGTTGTATACTAAATCTTATAACTGTTGACTTAGCGACAAGAAATAGCACTAAGAAATCGGGCAAGAGCTAACCGGACCTCACTTCATGAAATGAACTAGAGAAATCAAAAATCTCACCGTAGGCCTCGAAAGAGAAGAAAAAGACCCCGATAAAGGAAAAGTAAAAGTAACCTACGAGGAAAAAAATCTTTTCGAACCTACCATTAGGAAACTCTTAACGATATGTAAAACGGTGAGGATTTAAGTGTAAAAGCAAATCACCAACCATCGGTTAGAAAATAGAGAGCCAACTAGATTGCAGGTGAGACGGAAACATTGGAACCCGTTCAGAAAAAGTGTCTCTTATAGAAATAATCAAATCGGTTATTTCTTAGGAAACATTTTTAGGAGGCAAAAAAATGGCAGACTTAAAAGATAGAAAAACATTAGAACTAGAGGAAGAAGA